TCTCCTATTAAAATTTATTTTCTTAATAAATAGTTAAATAAAAGCCCAAAGTCATAAATCCCTAAAATTCTCGCCTGACTTGTCCCAAGGCTTTGAATCGCCGACAATTACACGCTCTCTGGAAATCTTTACTTCAACAATTGATTCCTCTCTTTGTATGAACGCATCTTCATCATTGTGATCATTACCAGTGATATATCCTAGCACCTTGATTCTAACTTTTGCGGTGAACATTCTCTCATCTTGTCCAAGATTTCCAGAATTGTTTACTCCAAAGTCAGGCTCTACAAATGCTTCATATCTATAACCGTCATTCTCGATAAGGAAGTTTCTCTTTCTCTCCGTCATAAATAATGGCAAAATGTCGTTCATCTGTTGTTGATACTCTGTTCGGATGAAAACTTCAAACATGCAACTTACGTAGACAGGCCGAGGGATCGTAATGGTTTCATAGACAACCTTTTTAGATGTTGAGATGCCATGCTCTTGACCGCCGGTTTCTCTCTTAAAGTCTGCATTTGTAAAGTTCTGTGTCTTGTCTTGCTTTATGACTCTTTTGACTTGAATTCTATCTTCGTGTCCGTGACCAAGAAATTCTGACTGAACTGCTCCTTTAAAATTATCATCTTTAGAGACTGAGTTTCTCGCAACAGTTATGATTGGTAGTTTTAACTTACCAACTCCATCGCGAAGATCTTTATTGTTCTTGATTTGAAAGGCTCGCTCAGAAGCATACCAGATAACCTTAACTTTTTCTCGACCATTATTCGTGTTAACGTAGGGGTCCAATACTTCATCCACAAGGCGAAATACTGCCGTGTCGATGTTTTCAAGGGTTGATGGGTATGATGGTACTTCTTTATTCGGCATTGAATAGTCCGTCTCTTGCTCTTATGCAGTCGGCTGAGATTTCAAATCGACTTTCGGGTTGCCCAAACAGAAGTTTAGGCTCGTTTAATTTAACTATTTCATAATAGATAGGACCAAACCTAACGAAGTCACCTTCTCTTACAAATAAATTTTGGTCCTCTGTTAACCTTCGTTTGTGAAAATTAACGGTAATCTTGGTTGATTTATCCAAAGCAACATTTTCCAGATCAGCAGTTTCAACGCCGTTGTATGTTACAAGGGCATATACTCTGATTGGGTGGAGAAAGTTTTTCTCGATTGCTTCTCCATAAATCGGGTGGTAATCTGTATTGTCTAAGTCCATTGGAAAGTATAAAACCTGTTGTCCAACAACTCTTTCAATGATTTCATCATTGACTTGTTTTACAAGGTTTTTTTCCTTTTCCCCTAGAAACAATGGTGGAGGTGCCTGTGTCGGTCTTTCCCATTTAGCCATCTACTTACCCCACAAAAATCTTTAACGGTGTCTTACCTACAATTGCATCCATGTTATCAACCATATTCTTGTCTGTCTCGGCAATCTTAGAGTACAACATTTCGTCAAGTTGTCTATTGAGCTCTTCACGAAGAGCTGTTTGTTCTGCTGCTGCTTGACTTAGGAGATCTGAAGCGTTTAGAGATACATTATCTCCGGGAATCGGAATAGATCCTCCAAACTTACCTCTAATTTGACCAAGGGTTTCTTTCGATAAGGCCAATGCGAACCGGCGAATCCACTGTTGACCGATTGAATTAATCTTGTTAAATGGAAGGTTCTCCATCGGCATTGTGTTCATATTATTGATACCATCGACTCCACTGTCATATGAACCAGTTGTAAATGCATCGTTACCTGTCTCAACCGTAAATCTAAACCAAAACTTCTCCGGAGATACATCATCCGGTGTTGGATATAATTTTAATTTATTGTTACTAATCTCATAAGAATAGTGAGAAGTTCTTGTATAAAGGTGGTCTTCATATTGCACAGCTTGCATTTTATTTTGCCAAACAGGTATAACATTGAAAGAAGAATCATCGGCGTATTGTCCGTAGTTGTGAAAGTCTCCAACAACATTAAGTCCACCATAGTACCCATAGAACCTCCACATTTGTCGTGGAGTTACATAATATACTTGGCGAATTTTAATTCTCTTGTTGCCCATGCCATCCCAATCTGAACCAGACTGTGAGCTCGACACAACAGCTTGAAGATCATAGACTTGTTTACCGGTCTCGGAATCAATAGAAGCAGAATAGAGAGTTTCTGTTCCACCGACCAATGCTTCTGATGAAAACTTATCTGCATTTCTGAATGCGTAATCAAATTGGAACTTGGGATACTTCAATGCAACATCAGCAGTACCAGATACGGTTCCCTTGTGATCAAATGATCCTGTCTCGCCGCCAAGAGCGCTCCCTAAGGAGTTCCTAGCTTGGTGTAGATTGACAATGTAAGAGTACTCTAGAACAGCTTCTTCATAGTGATTGTAGACGTTCTCAGCTGTAATTTCAATATCTAATACATCTCCACCTAAACGTTTGTAAGTGTAGGCAACTTGAGCTACTGCTCCTGTGACGAACGCTTCTGCTGTATAGAAACCAATTGCTAAAGATGATGTAACATCTGCAAGAGTCCCAGTTGCTGGAAGCGTAATTGCTGATTGGGTTGAAGTGGGTGTTAAATCAGGAAATGACATGTGAAAATCCTCCGTCAAAGTAAATAGTTGAATGTAAAGGAAACCTCCGAACACTCATGTATTCGGAGGAAAGGAGGTTAAAATGAACAACAATTTTTTTATTTCTTTCGAGATTTTCTACGACGTGCAGTTTTCTTTTCCTTTACTTCTTCGATGGCTTCCTTGGCTTCTTCAACGATATCTTCAGCTGTTTCCATTGCTTCTTCCATTGCTTCTTCAACAACTTCAGCTACTTTCTTAGCAGTTGTTTTAGTTTTTTGTACAACTTCTTCTACTACTTCTTCAACTGTCTCAATCGCTTCTTCAGCGGTTCGCTTGGCTTCTTCAGCTAGACGTTGATACCTTCTTTTAACGTGAGGGGCTGGCATAGATAATCTCCTTAAAAATTCTTTCTCCCTAAATAGTGCCTTAAAAACAAAAAAGCCCCAAGCCGAAGCTTGGAGCTAATTCAAGATTAATTAACTAATCTTATAGGTCACGGCAGATAACAAGACCGTACATATCAGGACGAACCATTTTCTTGGCGTAACGAGTCATTACACCTTTACGAGGAACGAAGTCCTCAGGTCCGAAGATAGTTGGAGTTGTTTGCAATGGCACGTATGGTGCATATACATAACCAGACTCAAGGAAGGAAGCTCCTTTACGTCCAACCAAAATAGCGTTACGTGGGAAGTAAGGATCAACGATAACGTCGAACTTACGGTTCAAAGAACCAACCTTAACAGCACCGATATCACCAGCGTCTGCGTCAGCAGTTACGTTTGCACGGAAACCAGCTGTGAATTCCAAGATGTTTGCAACTTCAGGAGAAACAACACAGTAGTTAGCTCCGCCGCGCAATGTCTTTCTGTGGATTTGTGCAGATACGTCATTGATGGTTTCGATCAAAGTCTCATACCATTCAGAAACAGTACCAGTGAAGTCAGGAGCGCCAGAAGCACCGATTTCAACACCAGTTTCACGGTTTACGAATAATCCCGGTGAACGAGACCAGTAAAGAGTTGCAGCAGTTGCACCGTTTACAAGGTCAGCCAAGATTTCGCGGTCGATTTCAAGAGCGATTTGCTCAGAAAGGATAGAAGTCAATTCTACTTCAGCATCCAAGTTGTGGTAAGCGTTCAAGTCTTGACCCAATTCTGGAGACCATTTTGCTTTCAACTTTTTGGTTTGTGCTGTAATAGCGATAGAATCTACTTTGATGTCGATTTCTGGAATTGCTGTCTCAGCTTCAAGACCAAATTCAGCACCGCCAACTAGAGAACCAATTGCTCCACCGTTTGCGATAGTGTCTTTGATAGGTGTTTGAAGAACGATGTTATTGTTAGCCCAAGCGGTACCATCAGCAACACCACCCCCAGCAGATCCAACACGGATTTGGTCAGCACCAGATCCAGTTGTACCAACACAAACAAGAAGTAAAGTATTTGCATTAGCAGGGTCGAATTGAGTCAAACGACGAATCAAGGTGTTACTTGCTTCTTTAACTGCATTACCTAAAGTAGTTGCAATAGTAGCATCAGCTAAATCACCAAAGTTGAATGTTGACAAGTTATCAAGATCAACTGCAGAACCAAGATCTGAGTCAGTAACTTCTGATAAAGGCAATTCTAAAATAGCAGCACAGTGAGTAGCCGCAGCTCCGCCAGAAGTTTGAAGAGTAATGATATCTGGGTCAAACTGAAGGTCTTTTAATTCTGCTTCGGTCATAGAGGAAGTGATTTCGAAAGTTCTACGAACTTTTGCAGAAGAACTATCGATTGTGCAACTTCCAGTTGGTGAACCGTAAGCGTAACCAACAGAAACACGAGGACCAGGAAGGTTTTGCTTGTTGCTAGACTCAACCAAGTTAACACCACCAGTTACTTGAGAACCAACACGGTCAGTACCGTAGATTGAAGAACCAGAAGCGTTTCCAAATCTTTGAGTATCGGTAACACCTTCAGCAATTGGGCTAGCGAAAGTGAAATCCAAGAAGAAGATTAGTCCACTTGGAAGAGACATTGGTTGTACAGAAACCAAGTCGTTTGCAATCAATCCAGCGAATACACGACGAACGATTGGGAAAGCAACAGCAGCGAAACCTTCAACGTTTCCACCAGCCATTGTGTTAGACTCACGAAGTAGTTCTTTTGCTTGATTTTCAAGCAAACGAGCCATTCCGTGCTTTTGATTGTCATCAGACAATCCTTCAAGTAGACCAGTTTGGTTCCACTTGTTTAGAAGAGCTGCGCCTTCTTCTCGCATATCGCGATTGACGATGCCCTCTGTTAGAGTTTCGATAATAGACATTTTTAAAATCTCCTAAAATTATTTTTTTATGCCTGCAAGTTTCTGCATCTTCTCCATAAAGGGAGATTCAGAATTCTTGCTTTCGTTAATGTTTTGTCTCGAATTTAGCATTGCACTTAAATTGCTCTTCCTATTAACTGACTCGCTAAGTGATTGTGGACCTTTATTGCTATTAGGCGTCGATCCCACTGTAGCTCTGAGAGTTTCGAAAAGCTGCTTTGCTTCTTTCGGAGAGTCCGCATTTGCGATGGCTTCGACAATTTTAGATTTTTGTCGCTCATTCAGGGAGGCATCACCCAGAGTGCGGTTCTGGTATAAAAGTTTTGCGTTTGATAGTAGAGTTTCCTCAAGATAGACTTCCATCTTGGATAGGACGCTTTCCATTTGGTCATTTTGTTGCGTCAGAAACTTTACTGTTTCATGTAGTTCGGTTACGATACCCATTGCGTCATCTTCATTGGTTTCATCTTCATCTGCTTCTTCAGCTCCGACTTCCTCTTCGTCATCTCCATAGACAACGTCCGCCATTGCTGCGTTGAACTCTTCTCTGCTTCGGTTGTTTCTAAATTGACCAAGGCTATCTTGAATTGGATCATAATCCACTTCTTCCTCGATAACTTCTTCTTCATTTAGCATATCTAATACTTCTTGAAGTTGCAAGTCGAGTTCATCATCCATTGTTTCAGTCTCGTCGTCATCAGTGCCCAATAAATCATCTTCAGCGCCTTCGTCAGATCCAAGTGCTCCTAAGTCATCAGCAGCTCCTAAATCACCATCAGCGGCCGCTTCTTCTTCAGCACTTATGGAGAGGTCTCCAAGGTCCAACTCAACCATTCCATTATCGTCTGCAAGGTTATCAACCATAGCTGATAATCTAACATAGATGTCCGAATCGGCTACTCTTGAATCCCAAGCAGCAGGTGCATCAAGACTGGGTTCTGCTGCAGGTGCAGCTCCAGCCATTGCAGCTTCCTCTTCTTGCATAAGTTCCTCTTCAGCTTCATTAACCATAGCTTCGGCTCTAGCTGGAGCATCGTCCACCTCAAGCATCTGATCTACGGCTTCTTTAATTTGCTTTGAGTACTGGTCAAGAACAGACTGTTCTGCATTTTTGATCGCCTGTTCTCTCAATGCCGCAGCATCGGCGATT